TTGCTTTGTATAGGTCTTGTATCATCTATAACCTCCTCATAGGTTATTCTATTTACCTTGTCATTATAACTATTTCCAAGGTTTTCCCAAACTATACTGTTTTCTCCAAGTTTGTCAAGGATAGATTTTTCAAGGTCAGTTGGGGAATCTTCTGATTCTACGTTAAATTTAGCGTGATGATTATACGCCCAAATGTTTACTGTAAATTTTGTCATGGTTTTTTCTTTCTATATTTTGATTGTGGCGGAACTATGTCCCGCCACAAAAATTATTAATTATGCACCTGCAACGCCATAGATACCTCTAGGGTCTGATACGCCGAAGCTGTATCTTTCTCTAGCTTTGTATCTTACGTTACCAGTATCAAAGTCGCCTTCCATTGCAGTTGTCAATGGAGCTCTGTTGAACATTTTCATTCCATTAGGAATGTCTGTCAAGATATAATATGCATCTGAGTCTGTTAGGTAATTGTTCACTCTATAACCTTGAGGAACCATACCCATAGATACGATTGCATTGATATCGTTGTCAGCTGTTCCAGTTCTACCTTGAGACTTCATAAGTCTTTCAGCTGTGAATTGTAGCTCAGAAGGAATAATCATTTTTACTCCTCTTGCAGCAATTCTTAGACCTCTTTCATCAGTCATAGACGAGATGTCAATCATCGACTGTTCTAATGAAGTTTCGTTAAGGTCAGCTGGAGTTGCTAAAGTGTTAGAAAAAGTTCCAGCCACTGTCGGGTGTGATGTATTAAATAAAGATACACCGTCACCTGAATCAAAGTTATCCGTTAATGGAAGACCTTGAATTAGAGGCTCGACTGCTTTTACTTGTTTAGCATTACTCATAGATCTAGCTAAAGCTTTTGTATATCTAGACGCAAGTCTATCATACAAGTTGTCCTCAATCGCTTCTTCAGTGATTGCGAACGCTAAAGCTACAGTCTCGTGAGTGTAACGAGCTGTGAAAGTTTCTTGTGCTTCATCAAATGAAACCCCAGAACCTTCACCTTTTACTTGTGCGTTTGCGAAACCAGATAACATAACTTCCTCTTCGAAAGCTCTGTCAGATGATTCCTCGCTATAAATTTCAGCATGCTGATTTTCATAACGTTTATATTCCAGGCCGAATAGTGCATTCAAACCTGGCTCTAGTTCTTTAACTAGTTGTGATCGTGATATAGCCATTTTTTATTCTCCTATTCTAGCTTAGTTTTGTAGCTCAATTAGATTAGCAACTACTACTACTGATCTGAAAGCCGCATTTTCATCGTTTTCAGGATCTTCAGCAGATCGAAGTAATCTCCATGATGCTCCATCAGCACTTGTGTCTAATATATCTAGAGTAGCTGAAGATTGACCAGTAGTTGTACTACCTGCCGATACATTCATGTCATACGTTTCTAAATATCCAGCTTGTGCTACAGCAGCATCAGTTGCTACTACATATTGTTGTTGTGGGTTATCGAATACAAATGCATCGATATCCTCTGAGTTTGCTGGTGTTACTTGGACGTAATGATTCGCAAACGTTGGCTTTAAAGTTGAAGCCGCGTTATAGAATATTCCATTTAACACACCTAAAATAGGTGCATCAGTTGTTTGTCCATCAACAATGTAACCAGCATCAGAAGCAACAGCTGCACCATGATATAGTGTAGTTGCATAACCCGCATCGATTTTGTATTTGCCTTGACCAGAAGTGGCTGGAGTTTGTCCAAGCGCACCTGCAGCAATCAAACCAAAACCTTGTGTGTTTCTATTTGCCATAGTTGTTTCTCCTTATGTACCTGCCCCGAAAGGCCTCCAGTACGATTGATTTAATTCAGTGACTTGAAAAATTATTTTTTCGTACCACCGAAGGTTACACGAGATTGCCTTTCAACATTGATCGGCATTCTACTATCCTGCTCCTTCATAAGATCGTTCTTTACAGCTTCGTCTCTTTGTTTATGTCTATTAGACATATAGTCTTGACGTTGTTGCGCAATCTCAGTTGGTACCTTCGCAAGTAGAAGGCCACCTACCCCAATCACTCCCTTGTGTTTGCCCTCATCGAGGACTGGATAATCAGATGCATTTTCAACTTCTTCGGCTCTAACTAATTCATATCCTTCTCTTAAACGTCCGGATATATTTTTAGTGTCCTGAAAGCCAACGCTTTCTGCTCTTATCCATCTATACCTGAATCCATCAGGTGCAGGGGGTGCATCTAGAGAAGATGGTGGAACCCACACTTTAGGTCGTTCAGACTTTGACCGTGTTTGATTCGCACGAGAAGTATTTTTGTTTTCGTTTTCCATTTTACGCTCCTTCCTTCGTGTGTTTTAATTGTTTTGCGTACTCTTCGAGTGGCACACCTAATTTTTTAGCTATTGCTACCTGTGAAGATGTGAGTCTCACAGTTTTGCGACCTGGCTTTACGCTTCTTGTAGCAGAAGCAACTGTCTGAACAGGAGCGGTCGTTTGCTTATTATTAGTATTACCAAATTTATGTGGAAAGTCAACTCTAATACGTTTGTCTACTTCCGCATAATACTCATTTGAGCTTGGATCAAAACCTTCTTTTTCCGTTAAATCTTTGTGTATTTCAAAAGCAGTGTAAGTCATTGCTTTATCAGTACCAAACCATGAGTTTTCACTAGCCCATGCTTCAGCTCTAGGATCTGGATTATTAGGTTCGTCTCTTTGTTGAGTTTGAAATTGTGGTTGAGTTAGAACAGGTTTCTCAGCCTGTTGCTCTTCTCTTCCTGCTTTAGTTTGTTCTAATTTTGCATTCTCGAAAGCAAGAGTTGCAATTCTTTTATTAGCTTCAACTTGAGCTGCCGCATCACCAGATTCAATTGCTGACGCTAATTCTTTTTGCGCAGCTTCTAAACCTGAAGTAATACTAGTCTCAAACTTTTTAACATATTCAGAATCAGTTTTTTCAAACCTTTTTTCTAAAATCTGTCTTTTTTCTTCTACACCTCTAGCGTAATCTAAAGCAGCTTGTTCTCTTCTTTCTGCTTCTCTCATCTTACGAGTTAGTTTCGCAATACGAGATTGAACACCTTTACTGTAGTCTTCTAAATCTTCGTCTGATTTTTTTTCATCTAACTTTGTTTCTCTTTCATTCTCAAATGATTTATCTGTTCCTGTTTCTTTTTCCGTGTTTTCTGTATTTTCCGTTTCTACAACGGCTTCTTCTTTTACTTCTTCAATATCTACAGTAGCATCAGGTCCTGATGTATCTATAGGTACTAATTTGTTTTCTTCTGTGTCTGGCATAGTTACTCCTTCCTATGATTAAAACTCATGCAAGATGTCCTCTGGACTATCAATTGTTGCTAACACTTCGTCGTCGTTTAGAAGACGCATTTCTCCGCCATCTATCTTGATCCGTGATCCGGCATAACGTGCAAACATTACCCAATCATTGACCTTGCACCATGGACCTTCAGGATATCTTTCTTTATCCTTATAACATTGTGGGCCCATAGCTAAAACTAAACCAACTTGAGATGCAACTTGTTGCCTCTCTAAAGTTGTTTCAGCTAATACTAATCCACCTTTAGTTTTCTCTTTCATCTTGAAAGGTAAAACTATCATCCTCCACCCAGTAGGTTTTGGTAAGTTAGGTTCTTTCTTTTCTTTTTTCTCTGATTTTTTTACACCAATAATTTTATTGTTTGGTGTTAATATCGATGACTGTTCCTTCATTGTGCTCCTTATCGTTTAGCAGGTTAGAGATTTCCTGTTTAGTTGCCTCGTAGGCGTTTATTTGTCCTATCATATACTTGTAATTTTCCATACTGTCAACCCCACCAGATGTGACGGATACAGACAGTGCTTCTATTCTTGAGTCTAGATATCTTAACGTTTTATTTATTACTGTTTCTAATTGCACTAAACACCAACTTTCTTCATAGCTTTTTTGTGACTTTTTGAAAATGACATTCCTTTTTTCATGTCGTTTTTCATACTTGTCATATGCTTTGAAGAATGATGTTTGCTGTGTTTTTTTAGAGTTTCTTTTTGTCTTTTAGTTAACTCTTTTTTCTTTTTTAACATTTCCATCTCCTTCTTGCCTGACGGATTCGTGAGTTTGGATCGTTACGTGTTTTTGCTGATGACCTTTTTAATTGTCCTAGTGATCTAGCGCAGTATGACTTCCTACGATTAGCAGCTTTTGATCCTGGCTTCACTTTTCCAGTCACGGCTGTTTTTAATTTACTTCCAGGGTTTGCGGCCCTGTAAGCTCTTACACCTTTAGCTGTCATTCCAGCTCCAGATTTTGTTTTTCTATAATTAGCGTTTTTGCCTTTAGTTGTTTTTCTAATTGAACCACCTTTTGCTTTTTCAATTCTAGTAATATTTGCTCCTTCACCTGTACTAGTATCCATTCTTAACCCTCTAGGTAATTCTTTCTTTTTCTTTTCAAGAACAAAAGATTTCACATCTTCTTTTTTATTATATCTATTCATTAAATTTTTTGCATCTCTGGGTTAGTAGATAATATATTTTTTTCTGCTCTAGGTCTAGCTAAAGAGTCTCTGCTTCTTTTTCTAAGTTGAGCAATAGCAGATTCTTTTAATGCTTTTTCTTTTTTTAATCTTTGTAAATCTTTTTCTAAATTCATTATGCAAATGTCTTTACGTTAGTTGGTTTACCACCAGGATTA